TGGATGTAACCGTAAGTAAGGGTGGTTCTGGATATACTAATACTGGTATTGTTACGATTTCTGGTACAAATCTTGGCGGCGTTGCTCCAGGTGATAATATCACTTTTACCCCAAGTATTCTTGGAAGAAACACCCTTCCAGATTCAGTCTTCGTATTCAAGCAAAGTGATTCAGAATTCAAGTTATCTGGATTATCTACTGCACTTCCATTTGATATTACTTCTGTTGGTGTAGGAACTGCAATTATTCAACTCAAAGATCCTAATCCAAGTACCAGTATTGCAATTGACGGTATTGTCCAAAATCAACTCAGGAGAAAGAATCTCGAAATTACTCTTGGATCTGCTGTTGGATTGACAACAAACTTTATTCAGGTTGCTGTTGGTATTAATTCACTTGTCACTGATGATATTATCAATATTGATAATGAGTATATTTTAATTAAGTCTGTTGGTACGGCAGGCACCGATATCTTGGAAGTTGAGAGAGAATATCTCGGTACGGTAGGTGCAGCATATACCGTTGGTGCTGCTTCTACGATCATGAGTGGTGATTACAATATTGTTGGTGATACTATCTTCTTCACTACTCCACCTTACGGTAAAATTGGTCCAGTTGGTCTTGAAACGGGATCTACTTTTAATGGTAGAGCATTCAGTAGAAGATTTGATCCAGATAAGACTGAAGATCAGAATGTAGTATTTGATGATATTTCCCTTGCATTTACTGGTATCGCAGCTACTGAATTTACCCTTAAAGTTCAGGGTGATACTACAACTGCGGCATATAACGATGTAAACAAAGGAACTGATATCAACAATAATCCTTTTGTCTTTATCAACAATGTGTTCCAACGTCCTAGACAAGACTTCACTGTTGATGGATCTTCTGCAAACGTTTTGAGATTCCTCACAGGAACTCCAAGTGCAGGTAGAATTTCTAAGGTTGCAATCACCACTGGATTTGGTTATCAAACACCTCTAGCTGCAGCAGGTATTGCAAGTGTTGGTAATGGTATTTCTGGAGTAACTACTGCAATTTCTACAGTCGCTGAAGACGGACAAGCACTAACGTTTAGTGCTGACGGTACTAAATTCCTTGTTGGTGATAAGACTGGTGAACCTGATGCAATTTTTGTTGGTACTTTATCAACCGCATGGGCAATTGATAGTGTTTCTGGAATTACTTCCGTTTCTTTCAATCATGATGGTGGTATACATGGTATGGTATTCAATGATGATGGAACTGAATTGTGGTTCACTGGCACATCAAATGACTCTATCAAGAAAATAACTCTTGCAACTCCATATGATTATACGACAAATGTAGGAACTTCTACGAACACAGTTTCTTCTGCTAATCTTAATGCCATTCAGGACCCAGTAGTGAGTGGGCCAATATCCCCAAGAGGACTTGGTATTTCTTCCACAGGATCTTATGTTTATGTACTCGAACTGAATGGTATTGCCCAGGTTAAATTGGACACTCCTTGGGATCTTGATTCTTATAATGTTGGACTGAGTACTTTTGTTCAAATTGATGCTACAAATGGTGTCACAGAGTTTGCTGGTGGACCAACATTAGATTCTCCTAGAGGAATTGCATTTGCTCACAATGACACTTACATGTATCTCGTCGATTTAACTCTCGATGCGGTACTTGAATATAAGTTATCTACCCCTGGTGATGTACGAACAGCATCTTATGTAAGATCACAATCTGTTCCCAGCAATCCAACTGATTGTTTCTTTGGGGATAATAAGTTCTTTGTATTGCAGGAAGAATCATTGAGCACTCTTGATTATACAGGTCAACCAGGAACAATTTATGATATTGAAATGACTGGTTCTGGTAGAGGATATCAATTTAAACCAGGAGTAAGTATTGCATCGTCTATCGTTGGAACTGCGGCATCTATTACTACAGTCCTAGGTGCGGGTGGTACTGTAACTTCCTTTATTGTGAGTGAAGTTGGTGCTGGTTACAGTGCATCTTCTCCAGTTTCTGTCATTGTAACTCAACCAACTGGATATTCAAATATGGATCTCCACTATGCTGGTGTAAGTACTGGTATTGGTATTGAGGCAACTGCAAAAGTCAAGATAGGAGTTGGTTCAAGTATTGTAGATTTTGAAATCGATGATCACGGAAGAGCTTACAAGGTAGGCGATAAACTAATTGTTCCTGGATTGATTCAAGACCCAAATGCAGGTTCCTTTGAAGAGTTCCAGATTACAGTGGAAGAAGTTCAGACAGATAAGTTTGCTGGGTTCTATCCTGGTCAGTTTATCCTCTTTGATGATTTCGCATCACAATTCAATGGATTTAGGAAGAAGTTTACTCTAACTCAAACTGAGAACGGAGTTACTGACATCGTAAGTCTTAAGAAACTAGATGGTTCCGACTTGGTTCTTGAAAATAATCTATTCATCTATGTTAACGACATTCTCCAAGAACCCAGAAAGGCATATAAATTCCGTGGATCTAGAGTCATCTTTACTGAGGCTCCAAAACCAAATTCAACATGTACTGTCATGTTCTACAGAGGATCCAGTATTGATGTTGAAACTGTAATTCCACCAGAAAGTCTTAAGAGAGGTGATGGTGTTATTATTGCAGAGAACAGAAATGATCCTTTTGATAGAGATCAATTTGAAAGAATTGTTAGAGATATTAAAGCATCTGACGAATTCGATACATTCTCTTACGCAAGTGTTGGTATTGATACTAATCCCGATAATGTCAGACCTTTGACCTGGAAAAAACAAACGTTTGATAGAATTATCAATGGTTCCATTATTTCCAAATCTAGACCTGGACTTTCTGGAAGAATCGTTCCAAATGCAAGAGTAATTAATGATGTAAAACTTGGCGATACTGAAATTTACGTTGATAATGCATTCCCAATCTTTAGTGAACTTGACACAATTTCAGAAGATGATAGACACATTTATATCGTAGAAGATAGAGCAACTCAAGTAGCAATAGCAACGGCAGTTGTCTCCAGCGCTTCAACTATCAGTTCTTTTGTTATTAATAATGCTGGTGTGGGATATGCTTATACTGACAGTCCTATTATTAACATTTCTTCCACTGCAATTAAATCAAAAGATCCAATCAATGATTGGAAGACAACTTCTGGAATTGGTTCTACCACTATTACGTTTAACTCCATTGAAAAGGGTAATGTATCGATTACAGTTGGTAGTGGATCCAGATACGCATTTAGTGCTGGTTCTGATGTTTGGTTCGATAATACTCTTGGATTTGGTCATACAATCACTTTCAACTCAGTTGCAGTTGGTGGAACTAATGTTTACATGGTTGTTGGTCAATATGGTTATATCAGAAGATCTATTGGTTATGGTCAAACCATTGATACTTCCTGGACTACAATGGCACTCAAGGAAGATAGATCAATCCCCGCTCAGGGAATTGTAAACATTGTCAATAGTACATATGGAGATGCTGGTCAATCTTTCAATGATATAGTTTATTCTCCTTTCTTGAATAAGTGGGCTGCAGTAGGAACTGCAGGATCTATCTTCAGTGCAACTGGACTTTCAACTGATAGGTTTATAAGTGTAACTTCTAACTCTATTCAGAGTATTAACAGCGTTGTTGCAACTGGTGAAGGTATTATTGCAGTTGGAAATAATGGAACTGTATTGACTTCTCCAAATGGTCAAATTTATTCATCCCTGGGAATCGCTGGATTAGCTGGATTTAATCTGAATAAGATTATTTACTCTAATGGTAAGTATGTAATTTGTGGATCTGGTGGTGTTATTGCTACAGGTGATAAATTCTCTACGATTGCAAAAGTTACAACGAACTTAACTACTGAGATTGTCAGTGTTGATTATCAGGATATCTATGTTGCAATTGATGTAAATGGTGATCTATATTATTCATTTGATGCATCAACTTGGATTCAAAGAGATGTTGCAAATGTTGGATCAAACACTTTGAAAGATCTTTCTTTTGCACCAGAATATGGTGCAGATGGTAGATACATTGTGGTTGGTTCTGGTTCTACAGTCATAGTTTCTGATCAGGTGTTCAATAGAGCAACTGGAGAAACATCACAGACTAATGGAATTGTAACTTCTATCACCGTTACCAATGGTGGATTTGGTTATTCTCAAGATAACCCACCATCTGTATTGATAGAAAGTCCACTTGTTAAGAAAGAGAAAGTTGATTCTGTTAAAGCAGAGGGTGATTTTGGTACAATTATTGGAATTAATACATTCGGCGCAGGAACCGTTGGATTCGGAACCACAACGCCTAAGATGGAATTTGTTCTCAAGTCTGAAACTTATGACAATACTGCTCTTGGAATTGGTTATTCTTCACTGAATACTTTTGGTGTATCTTACTCTCAACTTTCTAAGGGTGATTATTTTGTAATTCAAAATAGTAATGTTGCAATTGGACGTACATTAGTTGGAATCACTACATTGGATGGATTGAATGGAATGGCCAATTATCCAGACTCTGTTGTCGGTATCATGCGTACTGAACAAGGATTCATTGATGGTGTCTATCGAGTTGAACATGTAACAACTGCTCAGGCAGGTATTGTTACTGTAACATGTAACTTTAATAGTAATGATGCTTCTGTTGCGGGTGAATCTATCCAAGTTTACAGAAGAGGTGCTGATGTTAGTGGAGTTAACACCAATGGATTCTACGGACATTATAGTTGGGGTAAAATCTACGACTTTAGAAATAGAGTTTTAGGAAAACCCCAGTCATTTACAGTTGATAGAGACCAAGGAATTGTTGGATTGGAGACTGCTCCATTCATTTACAGATCTAGGTCAATTTAATTCAATAAATACTAAGAAGGAAAACCCCTGTTTGTTCTAAAATGCCTGCAATTATATCGGATCAATTTAGGATTCTTAACGCCGAGAATTTCGTAAAGAACATTACCGGCGCTGCGAGTACTACTGATAAGTATTATACGTTCATTGGTATGCCCAATGCCTTGGAACCGCAGGCAGGTGGCGCATCAGATTGGGCAACTAATACTCCATCCCCACTGGATGGGTTTAAAGAAGAAAACGAAATCAAGCAATCAATTATTGCAATGAGGCAAATTACGTCACAAGACGTAAGACGACTTGTAAGAAAGGTTGAGTGGGTTTCGGGTACAACGTATGAAATGTATAGACATGACTATAGTGTCTATAACAGAACTCCAGTTAATGAAGCAACTTCATTATATCAATCAAATTACTACGTTATTAACGATGATTTAAGAGTTTATATCTGTCTACAGAATGGTACTGATCCAGAAAACCCTGCAGGAAAACCATCATATGATGTACCGAATTTTATCGATTTAGAACCAAGAGCTGCAGGTACTTCTGGTGATGGATATATTTGGAAATATCTCTTCACAATTAAACCATCTGAGATTGTAAAATTTGATTCTATTGAATATATTCCAGTTCCTGAAAGTTGGGGTAGTTCCACTGAAACTGCATCTACTAAGAATAATGCAGTTGATGGTAAAGTAGAAACAATTCTTATTGACAATAGAGGTTCTAACTATCAGCCAATCTCCACATCTTTCTCGAACGTACCAATTTTAGGTGATGGTACTGGAGGCAAAGCAACTATTACTATCGATTCCTTTGGAAAGGTTTCTGAAGTATTTGTAACTGATGGTGGTAAAGATTACACTTATGGAACTATCCAGTTTTATCCTGGTGCTCCAGAATCAAATGCTGGAGAATCACTTGCTAACTTAGCAAATACAGGAATTGGAACAACTTCATTTGCACAATTTAAGGTAATCATGCCACCAAAGGGAGGTCATGGTTATGACGTTTATAGAGAACTGGGTGCATATAGAGTTCTTCTCTTCTCTAGATATGAAACGATTGAAACTAATCCAGATATTATTCTCGGAAATGACTTTGCTAGAGTTGGTATTTTGAAAAATCCAACTATTCCAAATAGTAACACTGAAATATTAAGTCAAAATATGGTTAGTGGTCTTGGTGCCCTTAAGTTATCTGGTGTTACCACAGCGACAACATATGCAGTTGATTCCGTTATTAAACAAACTGTTGGTCTTGGATCTACTGCTGTTGGGTTTGTCGCTTCTTGGGATAAGACAACTGGCGTTCTTAAGTATTATCAACCAACAGGTTTAGCGTCGAGTGAATCTGGATTCAAAATTATCCCATTTACTTCGTCACCAGAACCAGGTTATGGTGTAACAATTAATTGCAATTCCATCGTAGGACCAGCACTATCGATTGACACTGCATTCCAAGGTATCACTACCTCAATAAATAATAAGATATACCAATTAGGTCTAGACTTTGTAGCTGGTATTGGATCTGCAGAATTTAATAAAAAGTCTGGTGAACTAATCTACATAGATAACAGGGCCCCAATCCCTAGATCCGCTAGCCAAAAAGAAGATATCAAAGTTGTACTGGAGTTCTAAATCAACATGGCACAGAATATCAATCTAAACGCTTCTCCATACTTTGACGATTTTGATGCGTCAAATAGTTATCAGAGGGTTTTATTCAAGCCAGGAACTCCTATTCAGGCAAGAGAACTTACTACCCTACAGTCAATTCTACAAGATCAAGTAGAACAGTTTGGTAAACACTTCTTTAAAGAAGGATCAGTCGTAATTCCTGGTCAAATTGCATATGACCCAGACTATTTTTATGTTCAAATTGATGCAAACCACTTAGGAGTTCCAGTAGAAATTTATTTGGATGCTTTGATTGGTCAAACAATCAAGGGTCAAATTAGTGGTGTTAAGGCAAAAGTTGTAAATTATATTACCTCAGGTACATCTGAAAGAGGAAATGCAACTCTCTATGTAAAATATTCAACTGGTAGTGAAAATGATGAGGGTGCTAATGGAAATCAAAAAACCGTTTTTGATGCTGGTGAAAATCTTATAGTTACTCAGGATGTAAAGTACTCACTATCTACTATTAGATCTGAGTCTACTTTTGCTACTACTCTTCTCACCGATTCAGTTGGTGAGGGTTCTGTTGCAAAAATTGCAGAAGGTGTCTACTTTATTAGAGGATTTTTTGTAAATGTTCCTGCTCAAGAGGTAATTCTTGATCAATATGGAGATACTCCTTCCTATAGGGTTGGTCTCTTTATAAATGAAGAAATTACGGTTGCATCTACAGAAAATCCAGATTTATTTGATAATGCAAGAGGATTTTCAAACTTTGCTGCTCCAGGTGCAGATAGACTGAAAATAACTACAACTCTAATTAAAAAGAGTTTGGATGATCTAAATGATGAAGATTTTATTGAATTACTGAGAATTGAAAACGGCATAGTTCAGAAATTCGTAAAAGATAGCACATATAATGTTATTAATGATGAGCTAGCTAGAAGAACATATGATGAATCGGGTCACTATTATGTAACTCCGTTTTCTATTGAGGTAAAAGAATCTCTAAATGATCAAATTGGAAATGATGGTGTTTATCTACCAAATCAACAAACACAATCTGGAATAACTCCTTCGGACGATTTTATATCTTTACAAATTTCTCCAGGTAAAGCATATGTCAGAGGATATGAAGTAGAAACTATTAGTACCACATCTCTTGATGTACCTAAAGCCAGAACTACAGAATTAAAAGAAAATTCAAGCATTCCATTTACTCTGGGTAGACAATTTGAACTGAATAATGTCCACGGTTCTTTGCCAGTAGGATTCTCAACGTCAACAGTTTCACTACGTTCAGAAAGAACTGTAACTGGAGGAACTGCAGCGGGTCTGGAAATTGGTGTTGCGAGAGTTTATGATTTAAAACTCAAAAATGCTGATTATCAAAATGATGCTACTCCATTCGTAGTATCATTATATGACGTACAGACTTATAATTATATCAATCTTAATTCCACCATTGATTTAGCATTACCAGCTTATATTGAAGGTAAGAATAGTAGTGCTCATGGATACCTTGTAGAAGCAGTATCTGGAAGTAACCAATTAAAACTATATCAAGTATCTGGTACTTTCATCCCTAACGAACAAATTAAAATTAATGGTGAAGATGATTCCAGAACTATTCAAGATGTAAGAGATTACAGCATGAATGATGTTAAACAACTTCATTCTAGCACCGCAGCATTTACTGCGGATATTCTTTTGAACAGAGGTGTTGCCATTTCTCCTCAAGGTGATCAATTTAGTATTACTTCTGGTGGTGTAATTAAATCACCAAATCAAACATTTAGTGTAGGTATCCAAACTGGTGATATTGTTGCATATGCACAAGAAGGCGATACTGTACCTACTTTTAACAAAGTAACTGCTGTAAGTGCATCTGCAAAAACGATTACAGTAAGTGCTACAACATCGGTTACTGGAGTTTCTAATGGCGCTTTACCTGGCAGTACAATTACGGTAACTAATGTTTTAAAACTAGTTCCTCAGGAATTTAATCTTAATGAGGCATATCTTTATGCGCCTCTTGAAGAAATCAATGTTTCTGATACTAATCTATCGGAGTCCAATATTGTAATCAGAAAGGCATATGATGTTACCATTTCTGGCAATGGTTTAAATCAGACTCTTGAAACTGATAACAGTATGACTCTGGAACCATTTGATGAAGAGGATTATAACCTTACTTACACTAGCACTGGTGCAGTTGAAAGTCTTGATAGTAGTAAATTGACTGTAAATGGTAGAACTATTACGTTGCAAGATCTTAGTGTAGCTAGTGGTTCTGCAAGATTGACAGTAACTTTCAAGAAGAAAGATCTTACTCCAAAGAGTAAAGTATATAATAGAAATGCCGTATTGATTGTAGATAAGTCTTCTAAGGAAGGTTCTGGTACTGCAACTACTTCATTCCAAGATGGTCTTACTTTTGGTAAAATATTTGGAACTAGAGTTCAAGATAAACAAATTTCTCTTAATGTACCAGATGTCCAGGATGTTCTTGCTGTATTCGAGTCTAATGATGAGAATGAACCAGAATTACCAAAACTCACATTAACCAACTTCAATGCTAATATTCTCAATACTATAAAAGGCGAGTATATTAGGGGTGAAACTAGTGGAGCGGTTGCTACAGTTGTTGTTAATAACGCAACAAATCAGGTAGATTTTGTTTATCTAAATGAGCAGTCTTTCCAGGTAGATGAAAAAGTAACTTTTGCAGAGTCCCAAGTTACCGCAAATGTTTCTGCAATTTCTGTTGGTGATAGAGATATTCTTCCAAACTTTAGTTTGGTTCCAAACCAGAAACCACAATTCTGCGATTACTCTTATCTAGAAAGAAATAGCGATAGCGCTGCACCAACCAGAAAGTTAAAAGTTATTTTTAATCACTATGTTTTAAATGCTGATGATCCTGGAGATTTCGTAACTGTAGATTCTTATGAAAAACAAAGATATAAGTCGGAAATTCCTATTTTAGAAGATGGTGTTGCCGGTTGTGATATTATTGATGTTAGACCAAGAGTTGTACCATTTGATGTAGCTACCGCTACAAGATCTCCATTTGAATATAATGCAAGAGCTTTTGCAAAGGCTACAAACTCCTCACCATTTAACTTTGTATCTGATAAAGCAATCAACTTAGATTATAATTTCTATCTTGGCAGAATTGATAGAATTTATCTAAACAAAGATGGTGAGTTTTTCCTTGCAGAGGGTGTGCCATCTAAAGAACCTAAAGAACCTCAAGTTATTGATGGATCTTTGGATGTAGGAACCATTACAGTTCCACCATACGTATTTAAAACTGATGACGTGGAAGTAGTTCTTACTCCACATAAGAGATATAGAATGATCGATATCTCTCAACTTGAAGATAGAATTACCAGTGTTGAAAATTATACTGCACTTACTTTACTTGAAACTGAAACTAAAAACTTAACTATTAGAGACTCTCAGACTGGTTTGGATAGATTTAAGTCTGGATTCTTTGTTGATAACTTTAGATCAGTATTTGGTGGGGAAACTGCTGCAGCTGACTATAGATGTTCTATTGATACCACTGAAGGTCATTTAAGACCAACTCATTACACTACTGCTATTGATTTACTTCTTGGATCTGAAGCTGTTATTGGTTCATCTGGAACACCAGACCCTGCGGCTGATCTCAGATTTGTAGAAGATCTTGGAACTCCTAATACTATTAAAAAAGGTGATGTTGTTTGTCTAAATTACGATGATGTAGTTTACTTTGCAAATAAATTTGCTACTAGATCTGAAAACGTTAATCCATTCCACGTTGTCAACTGGATTGGTGCTATTGAACTCAATCCAGCAACTGATACTTGGATTGAAACTAGAAAAACTAAGAGAACTGCAGACATTGAAGGCAATTATAAGACAACTATGCAGCAAACTGGTGCTGATAGTAATACTGGTTTAGCTCCTGTAGAATGGGGTTCTTGGAATACAACTTGGAGAGGAACACAAGTAACTGGAAGAAATAGAAGTAGAACTAGAGTTAACACTAGAAGAGTTGGTAGAACTGTAACTAGAGGACCTAGAAGAAGAAGAGGTAGACTACAGACAACTAGAACCACAAGAAGAGATACTTTTATCCAGTTTACAAATACCACAACTCTTACTACCACGAGGCAACAGAGAACTGGTACTCAACTTAAAGTTACTGAAAGATTTGACTCTACAAACCTAGGGGACAGAGTTGTTTCTACTGAAGTTATTCATACAATGAGAAGTAGAAACATTGAATTTATTGCAAGAAGAATGAAACCCAATGGTAGGGTTTATCCATTCTTCGATAACGTGGATATGTCCAAATACGTTATCCCCAAACTTATTGAAATTGAGATGATATCTGGAACTTTCCAAGTTGGTGAAGTTCTTGTTGGTAATAGTGGTGCTGTTTCAGTACGAGTGAGAGTTGCAAATGCTGACCATAAGTATGGTCCTTATAATTCACCAAGTCAAACTTATAAACAGAATCCATATAAGACGGGTGAAATTTTACCAAAAGCATATTCAACTACTTCTTCAGTTCTAAACATTGATACTGCAGGGTTAGAACTTCAGTCTGCTTCTGGTTATTATGGATACATTGTGAAGGACATGAGACTTGTAGGTCAATCCAGTGGTGCAGTTGCAAAAATTAAAGATATAAGACTTAAAGCTGATAATTCTGGAACTATTATCGGTTCTCTATTCTTACCAGATCCAACTCTTTCTTCTACACCATCTTTTAGTACTGGAACAAAGACTTTCTCACTAACTTCTAGTAAAACTAAGTCAACTATTGTTGGTACTAAGGACAGTGAAGCAGAAACTACATATAGTGCTTCTGGAACTCTACAAAACGTAGAGAATCTGACTCTCAGAATGAGAAATGCAGACGTTGAGAGAAATACTCAAACTCAAGGCAGGACTCGACAGAGAACTAGAACTAGACAAAGAGCTCGTACAACCTTTAGAGATAGAACTACTGTTCAAAGAAGATGGGTTGACCCACTTGCACAATCCTTTGAAGTTCCAGATACAAACGGTATCTTTATCTCTAAAGTAGATTTCTTCTTCAGAACAGTTGATACTGCGGGTCTTCCAGTTACTTGTCAGATCAGAACAATGCAAACTGGTCTACCAACTCAAACAATTGTACCATTTGGTGAAACTGTACTAACTCCAGATCAAGTCAGTGTTTCTAACGATTCAAGTGTACCAACTACATTTGAATTCCCATCACCTGTTTATCTTGCACCAAACCAAGCATATTGTTTTGTTCTTCTATCCGCATCTAATGAATATAATGTTTGGATTTCAAGAATGGGTGAAGTAGATGTTTCTACTTTAGATAAGGCAGAATCTGAACAGATTATTGTTGCACAACAACCACTATTAGGTTCTCTATTTAAATCTCAGAACGGTGCGACATGGGATCCTGCACAGTATGAAGATCTCAAGTTAACTGCATATAGAGCAGAATTCTTTGAAGGTTCTTCTACTGCAAGATTCTATAATCCAGATCTTGATATTGGTAATAACCAAATTGCAAGTCTTGATTTGAACCCATTGGAGACTACTTCTAAATCTATTCTTGTAGGTATCGCTAAGAGTCTATCTACTACGGAAACTGGATCTTTAACTCCAGGTGTTAAAGTTCTACAACAAAATAATCCTGGATTCTCTGGAAACCTGAGAAGTCTTGTAGGTGCTATTGGTATTAGTAGTGATTTAACCATCACCAATGCAGGAACTGCGTTTACTTCTGCAAGCACTACCTATGCTAACGTAGATCTGATTTCTCTCACTGGTAAAGGTAGTGGTGCAAAAGCAACAGTTACTGTCAATGGTGGTGTTGCAGTTGCTGCTACAGTATCGATTGGTGGTACTGGTTATGCATTTGGTGATTCTTTGACAGTGGATTATGCAGATACTGGAAACTTCGGTAAGAATTTAATTCTATCAATTCCAAATACTGTTGGTGTTATCTCCGCATTTAACTCACTAATTATTGATAGAGTTCAAGGTAATATTGCAGTCGATGCTTCATCAACTCTATTCTATGTTGGTACTGGTGGAACCGCAAATATCAGCGGTGCATCAAATGTTAAATATTCAGAAACTCTAAGTGATGGACTTCACCTTAAAGTTCGTCATTCAAATCATGGAATGTATTCTGTTAATAACTTTGTTACTCTATCTGGAATTCAACCAGACCAAAAACCATCCAAAATTGAAGCACAATACACTCCATCCGCGACTGGAGATTTGGTTGTAGAAAACGTTGGTATTTTCACTAGTTTTGAAAATGTTCCAGTTTCAAGTGTCAACCCTGGTTATATTATCATTGATGATGAAATTATCAAATATACTGGAGTAACTACTTCTACGAATTCTTTACAAGGAATAAGTAGAGCGCAAGATAACACTATTGCTGAACAACACTCAATCAATGAACCAGTATATAAGTATGAAATGAATGGTGTTTCTCTCAGAAGAATCAATAAAAAACATGATTTTTCTGAAGTTAATCACTCACTATTCCCAATTGATATTGATTCCTATCATATCAAGATTGATGCATCTGAGTCTGGAACAGACAGAACTACTGGAAATGCCAATTCATTCCCAGTTCTATTCTTCAACGAAGATAAGAAGTGTGGTTCTTATGATCAATTATCACTTAAGAATTCTAATAGAACTCCACATGCAACCCAAAACATCCCATTTAATGCTCTAACCCCTAATCTACAAACTGCAATTCCCGAGGGAACTACAGTTTCCGCGAAAGTTAGAACTTTCTCTGGAGGTTCTCCTGATAATCTCACTCAAGTATCATTCAATGATCAAGGATTTGAACCTATTAGTTTAGAGAGTACTAATTTCTTCGAGACCCCAAGAATAATTTGTTCCAAGGTCAATGAAGATGAACATCTGCAAGATTTCCCTGGTAAGAAATCATTCACAATTGAAGTTTCTCTTGAAACCACTGATCCAAAAGTTTCTCCAATGATTGACCTAGATAGAGTCAATGCTATTTTAACTACAAATAGAATTAACTCTAAGATCACTAATTTCTCTACTGACGGTAGAGTTAACTCCTTGACAGAAGATCCAAGTGCAGCAACTTATGTTACTAAGATCATTAAACTTGAAAAAGGATCTGATAATTTGAAAGTATTCTTTGATGCATACAGACATTCTAGTAATGACATCAGAGTTCTTTACAGATTGTTTAGAACAGATACTGATGAATCTAATCAATCCTACGAGTTGTTCCCTGGTTACAAAAACCTTGATGCAAATGGAAATGTAGTTAGTGTTGCAGATAATGATGGTTTACCAGATAAGATCGTCGATTTCTCTAACACTGATGATGATTTTAGAAGTTATGAGTACACTGCGAAAAATCTTCCACTATTCAATGGATTCCAAGTTAAAATCGTTATGAATGGAACTAATTTGGCAAAAGTTCCTCTGATTCGTGATCTCAGGGTTATCGCAACTGCTTGATATGGAAAAACGACCAGTTAAAGACATTCCTGGGTTATTTCGTTTAGACAGCGGAGCAATCGTAAATTGCTCCGACTCTGAATATAATAATTATATGGAAGCAAAAAGACTCAAGTTAAAAGAACTTGAAGAAAAACAAAGTGAAAAAGAAGAAATCCAACAATTAAAGTCGGATGTGGAAGATTTAAAAGACATGTTAAAACTGGTCTTAAATAAATTGGATAAATAGCTAAAACTGTAAGTTCTAATAATGGCGGCAAGGAATGTAAATCTAGTTCTTGAGCAGGGTGTTGACTTTCAAGCCACTTTTACCATTAATAACGCATTTAACAATGCACCTTTGAATCTTACTGGTTATACTGGAATCTCTTCCATAAGAAAACACCCATCCTCAACAACTGCGTACCCACTGACAGTATCTTTTCCAGATCGTTTGAAGGGAAAGGTAAAAGTTTCCATGGGATACACTGCCTCAAGTGCAATTGAAGGTGGTCGTTATGTCTATGATTTAATTTTGGTGTCCACGAACGATTACAGAACAAGAGCTGTTCAGGGTAATGTTCTAGTAACCCCAGGTGTTGTCTGATGTCAGAATACGTAGTATCAGTAGATCAAAGTCCAGAATATGATGTTGGTGTCAATTATGAGATACCATCAAAATCTATTCAGAATGCTAATCTTATTTTAGATCATCTGAACTCGCAGTTCGATGGATCAAAGACATTATTTGCACTAACTCATAATACTAATGTTTATGCTCCTATAAACGATCAACAAATACTAGTTGTAAAAAACAATCTAGTATTGGAACCTATTGAAGACTATAATGTTTCTGGAAGCAACATACAATTTACTGTTGCTCCTGTTTCAACTGATGACATATTCATTGTTGCTTTACAGTATACAGCTGATCTAACCAGAACAGTTAATTTTATTGTAGATTCTGGATCTGCAGATATGAATACGGGTTTGAAAGGTTCACTAACACTAGATGTAACTGGCACTATTGAACACGTTCAAATAATGTCGGATCAAGTTGGTAGTGTTCAGGTGGATATTAAAAAATCAGATTATACATCCTTTCCAACAAGCAATAGCATAACAAATAGTCAATATATCAGTATAAGTAACGGACAAATTGTCAGAGATGACACCCTAAATAATTGGGATAATATAATCCGATCGGGTGACATACTGCAATTTGAAGTCATTTCGGTCAGTAATATCAGGAGATTTCTAATCTCTTTGAAATTAAATTTATAAATAACAATAGTTATTTCATCTGTAGCCAAGAAGGGAGTTGTTTTAAATGGCACTATTAGTCCCCAATATTGGAGAACTTGAATCACTAAGGTACTTG